TACAACGCCGAATATTTCCCCTTCGCTCCACCGTCTAATGCTTCCAGCCGTTGACCCGAAGTCGCCGGGAATACCCACGGGCATCGCCGCTGGATCCGCACTTCCGGAAGCACGATCCGCTGCAGATTCAGTCTGTTCGTGAACGTGACCCGCAGTGTTGCTTCCGTAGTCTCTTCGGCCGCGTTCGCAATCCCCCGAAACACAGTCCGCGCTTCCGACGCGGCCTCCTGCGCGGTCAAATCATAAAACAGAAATCGGACCGTGACCTGCGCCCCGCGAAACCCGGTCTCCCGCTCGATCTCCGAAAAATGCGAGTCCGCATTCGCCAGCGTCACGCTGATCTTGCTATCTTCCGGAGCTGCCGCCAGCTCGAAGAGATTGTGCTTCAACAAGCGCGCGGCGTAACCGTTGCCATCGATCGTTACCGCGTGTGTTCCCCATCGCTCCACGGAACCATCCCGCAGAGTGCAGTCGAACAAGAACAGGGGCGTCGGCGGCGCCTGCTCCTCTTTTAGGTCATCTATGGTCGGCATGTAAGTTTCAGCTCGCTACAATCCTGATCACTGCATCGAACACATCCGTGCCCTTCGCCGTCACGTTCAGTTCGTCGTCTGCAAACCGGGCGTGCGCATGCAGACCCCCGCTTCCACCTGTCTTCTTGTAATCCGACACGCCCGGCTGCGCCTCCACCTGCATCCCAAACAAGTCCACGATTGCACCCACATCCAGGACCACCCCGAACACCACGCTATCCGTGTTCAATCCCAACTCAACGTCGAGGAAAACCCGGCTCCACTCGCTCGTCAGCACGATACTCCGCGTCGTGCTTCCGCCCGTCGTGGTAGCGGATAGAGTTACGTTCGATACGCCAGTGGTCTTCGCCCACACGCTCAGCGTGTACCGGAAGTCACCACGCACTGCCAGGGTCTGCGCGATCGCACCAGGGGTCGATCCCGCATTGACCACTTGCGTCGCCCGCATCGTACCCAACGGATCACCGATACCCGGCGTCAACTGAATCAGCGGACTGTTGTCCCACGCCGGATTGCCAAATTCTTCGCTACGAAGCAGCAGGTTGCCGAACGGATCCAAAAACGTAAATGTCGTGAACCTTCCCGTCACGGCCTGGAAGAGCATGTCAATGGCGGTCCACTCGCTGAGCGTCAGACTGGACGCCCGAAGCTCCCACTCGCGAATCCCCGCATCCGGATCGCCGAAGACCACCGTGCTTCCATCACCCAGCGCGTTCACTACCGTGCGGGTTAGGTTCTGTCGCGTGACCGGATACAGCGCCGAGGCTCCCGTCGCCAACTGTGGAAACACCAGCATCTTAGCGGTTCTCCTTCACGACTAGCGAAGCCGCGCCATCGCCTCGCCCGCGATACTCCGCCGTCAGGGTATCGCCCTCGAAACTGCAGTTCGCGTGGACCGTTCCATCCCATGGATCGGTAAATGCAAATGTCCCCGCGCGGCCGCCCTGTGCCACAAAGAAGTCCTCGATGCCCCCCAGTTCCGTTTCATCCAGTAGCTCCAGCCGGATCATCCACCGTTTCAGCGGCGCGCCGAATCCGGCAAATCGCTGTTCGCCCCCATCCACGAACCGGAATACCCGTGTCGAAAACCGTCTTGTTCTATCCGATGGATACTGCGCCACCACTCCTGTTTTCAGTGTCGGAAAACTCGCCACCTACGCCTCCCGAACCACGTCGTTGAGCACGCTCGATTCGAGCATCGCCTGTCGGACCGCCATCGCGATATCTGCGCTGTGATCCAGGAAGGACTGGCTATCCATGGCCTGCACCTGAACTGTGATCTGCGCCGTTGCAACAGTTTGCCCTCCGCTGGGCGCGGCCCTCGGAAGTCCGCCCTGCGGGTTGTCCACCGCGAACGCCGGCCCTCCGGCCTCCCTCACTCCTCCGTCGGCTTGTATTGCGGGAGGCATAACGAACTTTGTCAAAGGAGTGGGCGTAGAGCTGTCTCCGCTTCCCGAGAACCAGCTTGCGATTCCCGAGAACAGCGGGCCCAGCCCGAGTTCCGCTCCGAAAACCTCCAGGAGCGTATTTCCTATCGATGGACCCGGCGAAGATCCGCCCGACGAGCCTCCGCTTGCCGTAGTCCGCGAACTCGCTTGAATCGATTCAGTGGCCGTCTGACTCGCCGTCTGCAACTGCTGCAATTGCTCCGCCAGCTTCGCGATCTGCTCGCTCAGACTCACGTCGCCGGATATATTCGCCACCATCGCTCCCGCCAATAGATCGCGCACCGTTCCCGGATCACTTGCCATTCAGTCCCTCCGCCCGCAGTTCTTGTTCCAGCGCCAGGAATGCATCCGCCTCACGCGCCGTCGGATCCCTCGATCCCCACGAGCACGCCGCAAAGAATCTCTCTAGCAGTTCGATACTCTCCGCGGTCATCAGCGATTTGGGACATTCCTCCGTCGACGCCGTCCCCCGAGCCCACACGATTCTCTTCGCGGCCCGCCGTTCCTCTGGTAGAAACCCGCACCGTCTCCGCGCTTCCAGTCCCTGCTTCCGGCACGCGTCGCACTCCCATCGGGATCCGTCACCGCGCAGGAAATGGAATGCGACGATCAGTTTTTTCGTTGATCTTCGCTCAGGCCGCACTCGCGCTTGATCCGGCCCAGCATCTCCTTGGCCAGATCCAGCGGACCTTTCTCTATCAGCGCCGCCGGCGTCGCCGCTTCTCCGTCAATGGTCAATCCCTGGATCTCTTCCAAGCTCCACTCGAGATACACGCGATCGATCTCCGCCACCAGCACCGCCGCCTCGAGCTTCTCTCGCGGATCTTGCCCAGCTTCCAGAAACTCGACCTTCCGGCCGATCTCCCGGATCTTTCGCGCTAGGTCGATCCTCCGCGCCACGGAAATCCGCGCCACTCGGAAACGTACCCCTGGATGAGTCTCCGCGTCGAACCACGCCGAGCTCTCATGCGCCGCACTAGCCGAAGGCAATATACAACTCGTCATCCACCGTCCCCTGTGCCCGATCGTTTTGAAACGCCCACTGCAGCCTCGTCTCCCCGTCGTCGAACTCCGGAACCTCCGGAACCATCGCTGGCATATACGCCCCAAACAATTGCCCTGGCTGCTCTCCCAACTGCAACATCACCCCGATTGGCGACCTCTGCCGAGCAGCCTGATACAAGCCCTTCGTCTGCGCGTCGTCGTGCTCGAAGATCTTGAAATTCAGCCGTACCGTGCGTTCCCCCGCCGTGATGCACCGCGCAAAATCGCTTCCGAACTCCTGCAGCCTTTGCGCGATATTGTTGGTCATCGTCAATTCTGCCGCCGTCAAGGTGAAGAACTGGCTTTCGGGCGCACCCATCCACACCTGTCCCAAGTGCCCCGGCACAATCGTATAGTCAAAGCCTGCCGAAGACGGTTCCGTTGGGTAGCTCACCAGTCCGGCCTCTCCGCTCACGAAGCTCGCGCTGTCCAGCAGGTCCTGCGAGGGCCCCGAAAATTCGAATTCGTGAAAGTCTCCGTTCACCGTGACTTTCATCCCGTCCATGGCCGCGCCGTTCAGGATTCGCTGCACCACCGTGCTCGGATCCCAGTAGTCATAGATCGTGGTGCTCCCCAGATCGGTCGCCAGTCGGAAAGTCGCCGTCGCCCCGATAGTCGATCCCGCCACCGGTTCGGCAGTGAATGCCGCATTAATGAACACTGTCGTCGTGTCCTGTATCGCCGTCACGAATCGTATGTCGCCGCCCGACGTGATCGCCTGACCCGACGCCAGCCCGTGCACGGCTGCGAACTGGATCTGCGTCTGCCCAGTGACCGCCGCCACGGTTCCACCGGCGAAGATCACCGGTGAAGCTCCCATCGCCGCCTGAAACAGCGGTCCATGAGTAGGCGGCATGGTCTGATCCGTCCATTGCGTCATGAACGTGTTCAGCTGGAAACTTGTGCGCCTCCGAATTCGATTCGGCAGTCCGGCAAACGTGCGGCTCCCCGTCTTATCCCGGCGTCCCGTCTGCTCAGAAACCTGGCGCGCGGTAAGCTTCACCAGCGGAATCCGATTCGCGCCTGTGATCCCTCCCGCCTGGCCGTAGTCCGACTCCAGCGCCACGAACACCCGGTTGTTATTCGATGATATGTAGCAACTCATGTTTATGTTTCTTTGTGCCCGTTTCCCTTTGTGGAGCGCACAGCGTTTTCCAGCGTTGTGCGCGATTCAGCGATTGTGGAGCGCACAGCGTTTTCCAGCGTTGTACGCGATTCAGCGATTGTGGAGCGCACAGAGTTTTCCAGGGTTGTGCGCGATTCAAGCGATTGTGGAGCGCACAGCGTTTTCCAGCGTTGTGCGCGATTCAGCGATTGTGGAGCGCACAGCGTTTTCCAGCGTTGTGCGCGATTCAAGCGATTAAATGTAGCGGCTCATAGTGACATGTCAACCTCAAATTCCACTTTCGCGATCTGCAGGAAATTCTTCCCGCCATGCCGCACCGGATCGATACTCACCTCGTATCCGCCCGTGAAAAATGCGCCTTCTCCCCAACTCCCCCGATTCGCGTCCAGCACCTGCGTGACCGCTTCCACATACAGCCGTAGTCGCTCTTCCATGCCCTCAATTCGATCCTGCGAAACCCGTACTTCCGCGACCGTTCGCACCTTTCCCGAAAACGTTCGGAATTTCTCCGTCAGCAAATTCCGAACGCGGTCCGTGTACACATAGACCGCCGGATATTTCACCACCTGCGCTCGCTCACTCAGCTCGAACGAAACGTTCTGGTTCACCACGTGGGCCGGCGGAATTGGCGCCAGCTCCACCGCCGTCTCTTGTGCGATCCCCGCCACCGCCGGACCTAGTCCCGTACCTGCAGCCGTCAGAAACTCCACCATCTTGCGCGTCGCGACGCTTCCTGTCTTGGCCATCGCTTCAACCCCGCCGCAGCATCCAGCCGCCGCTGATATAGACGTCAGCGGATTGCCCGTCTCCCGGCGCTGCGCCCGCCGCCAGTCCGGTATCCGGTAGCGTGAAACTCTGCCCCACGGGAACTGGTGTCGGATTTTGCAATGCCAGCGCATCCGGAGTCAGCCCAAGATAAACGTTGAACCCCGTCGCGACCGCTGGAGGATTCACCATCTGGACGACCGGAAGGGCGCCGGCCGGCGCACCATACGCGGTCATGTCACTGGGCTCTCCCTCCCGCCCGGACACGACCACCCACGCCGCCCGCGCATAGTACGTGGTTTCGGGAATGAGACCCGCTACGGCGCTGAGCACCGGCGTCTGCGCTCGCGGAATCGGAATCAGCGCGAGCCCCACACCGAAATGAAATGTGTGTTCCCGCGCGTTCCGTGCCAGTTGCCGGTACTCCATAAACTTTGGCTGATACCGGTCGTTGAGTTGATTGTTGAACGCATCCCGGTACACGACCTCCAGCGTGTGTACCGCGTGCCAGCGCTTCAACTGCCGTGTGATCACTACATCCGATACCCCGATCGTTCTGCGCCGGTCCGACCTCCCGGCGTGATCCAGCAGAAAGTCCAGCACGTCTTCCGTGATCTCCTCGGTCGCCAGGTCCAGCTTCACTCCCAGGTCGATCGACTCCAGGTTCGCGAGCCCAAGAATTGCCGACTCATACGCGCGCAGGTCCTCGGTGTTGTTTGGACTACCGTCTGTCAGCAACATGGAGTTGCGCCTCTTTCCATTTCGCCTCCGCTTCCGCCCGGAATTGCGCCGCCTCCTCCGGATTCGCCAGGTCTGCCCTCCCGTCGGCGATTAGGCGCGCCGCTACCGCTCGGGGCAGCTCCGTTTTCACCCCGGCTCGGCCCCCATCCGGCGTTGCGCGGCTGGTCACCACCGCAAACATTGCGTCGATTACAGCCTCGATCTTGCGAATCTTTTCGTAATACGCGAGCAAATCCATATGGCCTCTTAGATAAGTTTGAAAACAAGGGGGACTGCCTCCAAAACCGGCTGGCTGTCCCCTTTTTTCTCCCTAGCTATTCACCTGCACCCCGAAGCTGTTTCTCAGAACGCCCGTGCCGTACAGCACGTCGACGGTGAACTGTTGCGCCAGCGTGTTTGGTTGGTAACTCATCGTCACCCGCATCCCGAAGTTGCCGAGTTCGGCGTACTCCGCGATCGCCCCTGTCCCCGGCAACGGCCTCGGGAGCCGGCGCACCACCAGACCGATCGCGTCCCGCGCGAACGCCACGTTGTGGGTGGTCACCGGACTCGTGCCCGTCTTATTCACGAACTGCGAGCGGAAGATGTAAAAGTCCTTCATCTTTCCCACCGCACCATCAACCAGCGCCCGCAAGCCTGCTTCACCTGCCGAGTTGAATTCGCTGAACCGGGGAATCTGCCGCAGAGTCGAATACGTCGCCGGATCCACCACCAAGAACTTCGCCACGTTCGCCGGAACCTTAGCGGCAAATAGCGCCGTCTCCGCCGAATCCACCACGGCTTCCGTGATCGCCGTCCCCGCTGTCCCCACTGCCGTATTCGCGGTCAAGGATGCGTACAAACCCAGAAGGTCCGACTCGATCTTCTCCGCCAGCGCAACCACCGCGGGTTGCATGTACAGCTTCAGCAGATCCGGGACCGCCAGAATCTTGGTGACATCTGGAATCAGGAAGGTTGACTCTGCATGCGTGTTCAGCACAATCTGCGCATTGTCCAGGCTCGGATTCTGTGTCAATACCGTGCTGCCTTCCGTCAGGTTGTGCGCCGTCATCGCCGGCGGAATCGGCACGTTGATCGTATCCCCCGCTTGCGCCAGCGCCGGCTCATAATCGCGATTGACCAGGTTGCCCATGACAAGGTTCCCCATCAGTGCGGGTAGCGCATCCGCCGCCACCAGCTTTACAATCGCGTTCGCTACGTTACTTGATGTAATTGCTGCCATTCTTCTGACTCCTGAATTCTGACTTCTGTCTCCTGCTTTTTAGAACCCGCGTAGCGTTTGCGACGCCACCCGCGCGATCTCTTGCCTTGCCCTGTCCATCTCCTCCGCGCTCATCCCCGGCCGGATTTTGTCGATATCTACCGCCCCCGCCGCCGCACCGCTGCCACCCCGCGTCCCGCCGCTCGCCCCTGACCCTCCGGCTAACCTTGCCGGCAGCAGTTCCGGATTCTCCCCCACAAATTTCTCGAGGAAAGCCTTCATCTCCCCGGCTTCATGCGGAATTTCATCCTTCACGGCCTTGTATGCCAGATCCAGCTTCGCCACACCGAGCTTTTGCAACTCCGCCCGAATCGCCGATCCGCGTTCCGCTTCCTCCACCCGCTTCTCCAACCCTTCCCTCCGCCGGCGTTCTTCGGCCAGCTCATCTAGCACCGCCCGAATATCCATCTCCTCAGCCATACTTAAACCCCCTCAATCTCGTCCGCGATCCGATCCTTCACGTCCTGCCGCGAATCGCACAGATACTTCAGCGCCAGCTTCTTGAAGACTTCCTTCGTCAGCGTCGGCGACGATACACCCAGCGTCAGTAGCTGCTTGGCGTCCTCCAGCTCCGTCCCGAAGTCTGCGATGTCGAACTCGTCCATGCCGGTGACGCTCACCTCCAGCCCGTCTTCGCGAGCCGCCGCCGTTGCCCGCAGCACTCGCCGGATCTGCTCCTTGAGGGCGTCCCCATATCCGCGCAGCACCTCTTGCGTAATGGAGAAATCCATCTGCTTGCTGAGCGCGCTCTGGCTGTGCGCCGAGCCGCTCTCCTCTACGCCGGCCTGGCTCAGGTAGCACACCCTGTAAATCTCTTCCCGCAGCCGTACCAGGTTGTCCGCGGCGATTTGGTAGACCTTTCCTTCGGGTTCCGTCCACCCGAACCGGTCCTGTGGCCCCAGCTGGATGTAATAGCTCTCGCCCACCATCTGGCTCCACTCGCGATCTGAGTACACCACCGGCATCGCGAACAGCCCCATCGTCAGCGCCCAGCTCAGTGCGTTCGATTTATTGAAGTGCTCCAGCTGCAGCGAGCCTGCCCGGTTGAGCATCCACAGCCCTTCCGGAATTCGCAGCGCAAACAGGGGCGTCTGTCCGAGCTTGGCCAGCGCGTGGTTTCCCTTGTCGATGACTCCGTCTTCACCGTAAATTCGATAGGTCCGCTTGTCGTAATACGACCACTTCGTCTCCGTCCGCCATTCCGGATCCTCCACGCGATCTTTCTTGATCTGCTTCGTCCGGATCACCACCCACTCGAAGTTCCCGTACTCGTCCAGGCTCCAATTGATGACGTCGTCCGCGCCGTATTCCACCAGATAGGCCCGCGACGCCCCGCTCGCGTCTTCTTCCCCGCGCGTCCCCGGCCGCGTCTTCACTCTCGGAA